CGGACGAAAGTACTTCTCTCATCGTCACCCTCGATTGACTCCTCATCCATATAGCTAACTATGTCCGAGAAATTAATACTTCCGTCCCCTGACTGCAAAGTGCCAAAAGCCATCCAGACTTGTAGTAAATCAGAAAACAATTCTGGCTCATCATCAAGCTCTGGAATTTCAAAACCGTCCCTCTCTGCTTCTTGCAAAAATTCAAGATTCTCAATACTACCTACTCGGAGGGACCAGAGAAGGTAGTCTCCAAGTTTCCCTCAGATTCCTTTGTCTCTTCTTCCTTGAAGTTATTGAAGTCCATTGCAATTTCGGAGACAACTTCACGAAAGTCAGGGAAATCAGTGAGCAAGCGCAAAGACTGCTCAGGAGTATAGTCAACGGTGACTCCATCTTCTTTAATTCCTTCCCAGTCTACAAGAATAAATTTTGCAGATGCTTCAATGACTATACCGTCAAACTTCTCGCCACTGATTGTGCCTCTGCGAATCTGCTTCTTGTAAGGTCTTGAGAGCTTTTCAATTTCCTTCATGTACTTCTTGTTGTTGGCTCTGCATACTCTGATTTTTGCATCTTCACCAACTTCAATCCATACACCTTCTTTTTCCAACTCTTTACTTGTTCCGTATTCTTTTTTGATATCCATGATTAAATTTCCCCGTTAGTTATAGTTAACTCCAATTAAGCTTTGCCACCGTGAGAGCGGTAGTCATCTTCCGTATCACTGACTTTACCGCCTTTACTCACTGCATCTATCACGACTGCTTCCGCTTCAACCTCTGCCATTGTAGACATATGGAACTTCAAAGCAATCACCTCCTTTTAAAATTAAAGTTCATTAGGAATGACTTCATAGAAGTCAAAGTTTACCCAGACTTGTGTATTATCTGCATCTGGAGTTATAGTCATTTCATAAATTGTAGCAGGTCTGAGTTCCCACTCATGTCTTCCAGACAACGATCCGCCACTTGACTTAGCTGGATTGCCAGCTATGCCAAGTCTAACTGTTTCTACTATAGTACCAGCAGCAGAAACAGTTGAATCCTTCCTAATTTTTGTAAAAGGAACATTACTACTTTCCCTTTTTCTATTATATGCAGTCAATGCAGTTCCTATTCCACTTGAAGTTGGAGCCTCTCCAAAAGTAATTGTGCAAGGTCCACTTGCATTAACTACAAATTCAAAATGAGTCTCTCCAAGTCTCTCAAGCGGTGCAGTTATTCTGTAATGCTTCGGACCTGCTATATCCACATCCGAATCATAGTCAGAAAACGAATAAGCTCTGCCTTGATGAATCATTGCATGAAAAGCATCTACAACAATTAAGGCATGTAAGTACCTGTCAATTCTTGCTGAAAAGTACTCACCAATTTTCCCTAATGTTCTTGCTGCAATCTTCAATTTACTTCACTCCTTTACCCCGATTAAGAGAAGAGGGGCGGGCAAGCATTACTGGCACACGGGGTCACATGCCAGCTTGGAGGAAGCCCACCCCTCTAACTGTTAAGCAGCAAAGCGGTCAATTTGGATTGTGCAATTAAGAGAAGAATCTCTAATAGCTTGGAAACCAATTTTCTCCATAACATCTTGGTCTCCGCCCTCTGCATTGACTGCATCCTCTTGATACTTAATCCTCGGAAAAGTAACTACATATGCCTGACTGTTTTTCTCAACTTTGAAGCTGAGTGAACTTTCAGTGCCTGCCACATACTTCTCATACAATGACTTACTGAGAAAGTATGCTTCCATTGTGCCATTGACTGAAATCTTTCCTGCACCAATAGAAGCATTTCCGAGAGTGCCGATTGCAGGCTTTCCGCGAAGAGCATTGCCAACAGTGAACTCAATTCCTTTGAGCAAAGCTGAATTGACTGCTGCTCCTGCTTCAAGAACCGTACCTACATTACTAACTGCATTCATAACATCTGTCGAGGTTGCAGCAGTAATAGTCCCGGAAGTTGGTGTAGCAATTGACACCGCGGAATTCTTGCCCATAAATTCAAAGCTGCCAGTCAAGATGCTGTTTGCTTGTACTGACATTTGCATCTGGGAGACAATCATACCACGGAACAAGAAGTAGACAATCGGACTCATATCAAGGTGCTCTCTCATAATACTGAAAGACCTTTGACTTGTGCCGTTTCGAATCATGCCGTCATTCCGAAGTGTAACTGTTGCTCCAGCAGTCTCAACATCAGCAGGGGCTGGGCTGGTAGTAATTGCTCCAACTGCTACTGTCAAGACTTTGAAATGCCCGTCAATTGTTGAGTCATCAAAACCGGTAATATGCAACCACTGTCCTGCAACTACTCCAGCAGAAACAAACCCATTCCCACTGTCAGTGAAACCATCAGCAGTTGCAGCAATAGTTATCTCCACCTGAGTGAATGCCGCTGACCATGCAGAGTCAAAGAGTGCAGCAGCAAGCAAGTCATCATAACTGCCATAACTTAACTCAAAGTTATTTCCACCTCCAGCTTCTGCTCCTGTCTGAATCAAATCAGCAATTTGTCTATCTGACCGAATCTCTTCGGAGATAGTGTTTTCGATGTTAAAATTTAAGGACTCTCCTGTGAATCTCAAAGCTTGGTAAGCACTTGTCGCAGGAGAAACTCCCCAGGTTACCTCTTCGATAAAACTTAATCTGGTCCTGTTTGAGTCACCCATCTTGCTTCACTCCTTTAGAGTTTATACAGGAGAAGTACTCCTGCGGTTAAATGTTGAGCAGCCTCTTTAATCGACTGCCTGTAGTAATATAAGAATGATTATCTGCAACCCATTCTCTTGCTATCTTCTGTTGCTCAAGCAATCCTAAGTTACTGTCAAACACTTCTGCAATAACTTCTTTGAGGTGAACTGCATTTTGAGCAACGGTGATTCCATGAGCAAATAATCCATATTGTTCTTTGTAAATTTCTTGGTGATCGAAAGAAGCAATGACTACCTTACCAAGAGCAGCAGCTTCCATTGCTGTAATTGACCAATAGCCAGTCCCGAGTTGCTCAATATAGATATCACAATCCATTATCCGCATTAAGTTATCTTCCCAACTGACTTGCTCTTCTGAGTAGACATATTCGAAGTCTCCTCTCTCCTTCATTAATTCTTCAACTGCTCTGCATATTTCAACAGAGCCTTTGACTTGCGGGTGCCTTGGGAAATGAGCTACAACAGCTATATCATTTGACAATGACTTAGGAGCAAAGCTTATATAGTCAGTATCAACAGGTGGGATCAATTGAAACTTTGGCTCCTTTGCTCCCAAGTTCCACATTTCAAGAGTCTGGATCAAGCACAAGTCAACTCTCGGATTGAAAAGATTATTCATTTGCTCTGACATTGTACGGTATTGAGTGCCGCCATGAAATACTGCAAACTTTATACTCCTGTTGTTCATGATTGCATCTGGTAATGGAGTGTATTGACTATGCATCCAGATTATCCATTTTGCTTTTGCACAATACGGATAAAGCTCAAAATCTGCTTTGTAGTAAATGATTGCTTGGTCGTCCCACCATGTAACAGGCTTCTTACTTAAAGCAATTGCATTGACTCCAACTGACCTCAATGCTTTGGCAAAGTTATAAGCAGCATTTGCCCAATCTTCAATTGCAAGGAGTACTACCTCAGGCTCCTTGCTCATTGCTTCTTTTGCTGCTTCTGGTTCTCTGTTAACCATTGCCAATAAATCCTTTAGCTTGACTTCATTTGTATCTTGCATGATTGAATTTCCTCCAAGTCTTTGTTAATTGATTCAGCTATTGCATTTCCGAATACAGGCTCTGTTGACCCCAACATTGCCTTAACTCTTCCCAAAAATACTTGACTCTCCTTGATCTGATATCGAGCAAGTTGATAAACGCAGTAGGCATAAGCGTCAGGAGTATATGTATGGACAAAATTCTCTCCCTGCTCTGTTGCATCAAACTTCTCGTATGCCTTCATAAATCCTCTTGCACCTGCTTGAAGATATGCAGCATCCCCATTGATTGCTCCCCATTCTGTCATACACTGCATAAGGTCAAGGTCATTTGGCATCTTTTTCAAACCTTCTTCAAGTAGCTCCCTTGCTTGCTTCATCATTTCAGGTGACTTCTTTGTCATTGACTCCTTGACAAGCAATCGGATCATGGTGTAGTAAATGCCAACATTAAACTTCATGACTACTCCATCAAAATGCCCTGTCTTGTCTGCATAAGACAAGTACTTCAATCCCATCTTTACTGCCTCAGTTTGTCTGCCATGCCAAGCATAAGACTGAACAAGAAAATACATAGCGCGGGTATTATTTGGATCATCTGCCAAGTCTTTTTCGAGTAAGCCACAAGTACGCTCTTCTTTAGCTTTCCTTTGCTCTGTGGACAAATCATATCCGTAATGGAATATGTAAAGATAAGGACAAAAAACAGAATCCCCATTGACAATAGGACGGTTGTGTATTCTACCTTCATAATGAATTCTTCCCTTTCTGAAAAGCCTTACAGCATTAAATTGCATTGAAGTTCTTTGAGCATGTATGTCATAAAGAGCAAATGCAAATGAGTTAATATTCAAATTCTCGCCTTCAATGACTATAAACTCATTTAGGCTTTTCATCGACTCAGTATTCAGGTTGACCTTTTCATCGGCATCAATGACTATAAGCCAATCACAAATGCAAAGATCAATTGTCAGGTTTCTTGTCTTACTGAAATTCAACTCCTTTCCGAATTCTGTTTCTTCAAAGTACTCCTCTGGAGTGAGCCACAAATCTTTCAAATGATACAAGTCAATCTGAGGATGATGCTCTGCAACCTTCTGGATCATTTCAATTGTCTTGTCAGTGCTACCAGTATCTACAATTACAATCTGGTGGTCAAAGAGTTTCACAAGACTCCTGAGGCAACGGATTATATTATGCTCCTCATTCTTTACCATCATGGCAACAGAAATTTTAATTTTGTCTATGCGAACTTGCTTCTTGTTAATTTGCTTTTCCTTTAACTTCTTTTGTTTTCTTGCTTGACTCATTTTTGCCATTTGAACCCCCGTTCAGTTAAATTAGTTAGTAGTAAAAAAACTTATTGAGACAGACGCTTTATACCATATGTCAGAGTCTCCCAGTTGATTAATTTCAGCAGCCCTGCAAGTAATGCTGCTGAACTCTGTATTTCTAAAAATGACTGCTGCGGACTCAAGTAAGTCTCTGAATCTTTTTGCTCCTGAATTCTTTTTAACATAGATATTAACTTGGATTATGCCATGTCTTCGATATCCAGTAGCAGCACCACCCATGGAGATATTCTGCTCATTATTATGAATGACAAATAACTCTGCCCACTCAATTTGAGTTGCAGTTGGACGGAAAGGAAAGTTCTCATAAGCAACAGGAATAGCACTTGGTGCAGGATAAGCTAATGCCCAAGCTGTTTGAAATCTTGATTCTATTGCTTGTCTCTCTGCATTTGGAGTCATTATTTATTCTGCTCCTCGTACTCTTTAATCCAGTTAGTAATATGAGCAGTCAAGTCTGGAATATTATACTCTGCTTCCATTCCAAAATTTCTGTCATGCTCTGCAAACTTGATTGCTAAAAATTGTGCTAAAGTCATTTGACTACCCCCGTACTCTCATCCAAACAGATGAGGCATTGATAATGCTGTTTTCTACAATTTGAACTGACTTCCTTAACATGCCAGCAGGTGCTTGAGTTGAATAACCGTCCTGAGTTATCTTCGGTCCGTTTCCTAAAAATAATCCGTATTCAACTACTCCTGCATAAGGCTGGTTATTAGTTATGTTTACAGAGTCTCCAGCTTTGACTGTTGACAACTTTGCAAGCTGCTGCTTTGCTATCATTGAAGCTCCACCCTTGCCAAGCTTGCCACCAGATACAGAAACTTTATCTGCACTGACAACATTGACTCCAATTACCCATGAAGCTCTCAAAGCTCCTGAGTCAACTGGAGTAAGCACTACCGTCTTCGTAAAAACATCAAGTGCTACCTTGCGAATGACTTTATCTAAAGCCATGTCCATGTTTCTTGCAAAGACGTCAAGTTGAGCATTAAATTGAATTGTATTTGACATTATCTGCCCTGTCTAATTTGACAGAGCCAAAGTGCTTTTGCAGGATCAGTAGGCAGCATTCTAATTATCTTCCATTCAGAAGCATTTGCCTTTGTGATAATATCGTCAGGCTCTGGTATGACTGAGATATTAAGGGATGGTATCATTGCTATTTCGTCAGTGGGCAAAATCTTCTCATTGTCTATATCACTTGAATTAAACCTATCGTAGACAACTTGAGTGATTGTGTAAGATGCTCCAGCAGTTGCAGGGGAAGAAGTTACTGGGTTATAAGCGGGTTGGTCGCTTGCAGCTTTAAATAAGGAAGCTGCTTCTGGAACATCTCCAAAAGCTTTGACTACCGTTTTAGCTGCTTTCTGAAAAGTACTTTTTAAACCCATTACTTACACCCTCAGAATGTCAGCAGATGCTAAGGTCTCAAGTCTCTGTCCGTAAAATTTTAACATCTCATCTACTGGATCAGGAATGACTACACCTCTGTCATTTTTATCAAGGACAAGCTCAAGACTTCCTGCTTTCATTTCTTTGATGCCCTTTGTATCACTCTCAGCAGTAACATCGGAAGAGAGAATATAAAGTGCAAGCTCTGCTGTTGCATCTTTAAGAAACTGCGGTATCGTAGTCCAAGCAACATCATAGCCGTCGGGAGTAAGTACTTCTGTTCGTGGCCAGCGGAGAGCTTGAAGCTCTGTATATTTGAAACCTACAAAGGAGTAATGTTGGTCAAGCAACCGGGTAGCTTCTGCAAGTACTATATCCTTTTGACTATCAGTTGCAGCAGTCCAAGCGGTCTTATGGAACTTTGACTCCATATAGGTTTCTGCTTCTGCAAGTGAGCAATAGGTATTTGCAGTAGCCGAAGCAGCAGTTTCAATTAAAATTATTGCCATGATCCCATCTCACCTTTGCAGTTAAACTTTGACTCTGGTTTTTGGCTCTGCTTTCTTTTTAGCAGCAGTTACTTTCTTGCTATTGACACCAGCAGCGTTATCAGACTGTGGAGTCTTTGAGTCAAGAGCAGAATGAGACTTTGACTGCTCTGCTTTTCCAGAACCACCGTCACCGGTCCCACCAACTTTACTACCACTGGTCTCACTGTCTGAGTCACTTTTAGGCGGCTCACTCACTGAGTCCCTTACGGCAGAATGAATTTTCGGGTTGTAGTCAATAGCATTAATGACTAACGGTTCTCCATTTTTCTGATAAACTTTCATCGTATCGTAAATCATTGTTTCACCTCCTTTTTAAATTCCATTAGATTCGTTATCCTCATTGCCCCAAACATCCCAACCTTCTGTTTTTTGTCTTGCAAATAATTCTATGCGTGGAACATCTCCGATTATGTTTACAATTTTTTCTCTAAATATGCTTGGCTTTTCGCTATGTGCAAGTCTTTCACTGTGTACTACCGACAACTCATTTCTAACTAAGGGAGAAAATCTATTGGGCTTTTTCTTGACCCCAATTAAACAAATCTCTGTATTTTGCCTTGTGTAGTAGCCCATACCCCATGATGGTTTTCCATTTTTAGACATTTTAACCCAATCAAAACCCAGTCCATAATAGCTAAATCCCCATGCTTTGATAACCTCAATGCCTTGTTCTAATCGTGGAAAAGTTACCCATAGCCAAAGAATACACTTATCATCAGATATGCTTTGTATTGGTAGGTTTTTTATGTCGTCTATATTCATTGTTGGGTAATGGCTTGACACTACCCTGTTTCCACTTCCACTTTCTTTATATTCCCAAGGTGGGTCTGCATAAATTATTTGATATTTTTTATCTGAAAACGGTATTTGTTCCACCTTTCAACTCCTTAACTAATTTCTCGTTTGCGTCCACAATCTTCTGCATATCCTCAAATTCAGAATAAGTGCTATCTCGTTCCTCCGCATTCACAATTT